GCGATTAATTGGGATTATTGGCGAACCGTATCTTTGGTATAAAAAACGGGTGGTCCGGTACAAACCGGTGCCACCCGATCCTGATATGCACAACGCCATGTGCGGTGCAAAGGTAATCCATGTTTCTAAGAAGCCAATACAAAAGACCTAAAATCTCCCCATTTCCCATCATAATTACGGCGGAAACCAACAACATCCTCACCTAGACGGAATGTCATTTGAATGACATATCCTTGTCCATCGTTAAAAACTATCATTATGGAATAATTTGAAACAACACTAATTCCGTCTCGTCCGAATACATGATACATTCCGCTTGCAGTTGCACTATTTACCTCTCCGTCTGTACTTAATATACCTTTGGGCATAAACGGGAACAGCTTCAAACTGTTCATTAGTCCTCCCAGAAGTGGATTAATCAAGTGTAGGTGTAATTATTTCACCTGTAACAGTGGAAAAATCAGAAAAGTTTATTGTTGAGAAATTCGGTCTTGTTCTTCTAACTAATGATACCTTATACGAGATAGAAGAATCCTCCGACTTAGGTAACACATACAATTTACCATTTGCATATTTAAAATCGCACCAATGCAGCCCCATATATTTTATTTCTATGTTTTTAGATCCATTAGGTATTGACATCACTCTATAAAATGCAGTATTAGCTCCCGAATAGACATATATTTCTATCAACGAAGAAGAAGTATATAAACCATTAGAATCAGCTTTATAGTCAATAATCAGACCTTTTCCTCTTTCTATATCAGTTACTACAAATATTTTACTCATTAATCCATTCTTATTAGCCGTAGCTGTACCAATCAGTTCTCCCAGTTTTGATGCAAGCGACTGCATCGTCATTTTTCCCGCATCCCCGCTACTTTGTAAAACTCTTACATTTGCGGCATCCGTCACTGTCGGAAGTTCATTCTCATACACGTCATTCCCTGTTGCGGCAGCGGCGGCAAATGTTGAAGTTTCAGACAAAGCCATAACCATTCTTGTGGAAACCATATCCACCATTTCATCTACTGTTACATTCTGTTCGTTGCCGTCTTTATCCACAGCTTTAAAGCCAACTATATTTTCTAAATTCAAATCACTCATAATATCCAAATTTTATAAAGTTCTTATATAAGTTTTCCAATCTTTTTGATGCTCCTTGTAAATACGCTTTCTATGCTTCAACTTGTAACGAGTAAAGGAATCATCCGTATAGTTTTTCAAGTAATCAGGATTGCCCTGATTGGCGTATGCGGCGATTTCATACGGAATGGTATAATATGCCGAACTCGCAGGATGGCAGATAGGGTTTCCCTTAACCCACTCGACAAAATACCGCCAGTAGTATTTTACCCATGAGCCGATAACCTGTGCCTGACGCAGGTGTATGGTTTCGTGCGTCAGGCTTTCCTTACCCGCATAGGTCTGCATATACCTATCTATGTTCTCCTTGTTCTCAGCACGGTATATCATCCGTCCGCACCACATCATGAAACGGTATCCCTTGAAAGGATAATGCTTCATGGGAAGCAGCTCAGGAGTATCAAAATCACCCGGCTTGCTTGAGAACAGCATCTTGATTAATTGCCATAATTCTTTCATCATAGCGTTTCTATTTCTGATTCAAGTTCAGCAATATGGTTGTCTATACACGTATTCACCTCGTCATTGAAGTTCGCTATATCCAGTTCCACACATCCGGCACTTGACCGGGCGCTACTGTAGATACGGACATAGCCTCCGTTATTCAATGTATTTTTCGCCAGCTTCAGTTTCGCCAGTTCGTCATTGATTCGGCTGGCGCGTTCCAAATTCTCAATCTTCATGTTGTTCCTCCTTCTTTTTATCCAGATAATCATTCAACGAATCGGCCAGCAAGCCGGACAACATAGGGGTAGAACGTCTTATGATATCCACCTCCTCTTCGTCAAGTTCCACACCATCTACAGTCGACTTGAAGATTTTCTCCGCAAGGAGATGCGCCTTCAAGCCCGCTACGTTCTTATATATCCAGTCACCGAAGGCCTCAGTGATGTTACTGGCTATAAGCTTTTCTTTTTTAATCCCATCATAAATAGGGAATTGTGCAAAATTTATTCTCATACTTTATATTTAAATTATCCGCAATAAAACATAACCCAATAATTACCCATACACTTAATGAAGCCGGATGCAAAATCCAAATCAATATAAGACACCTCCTGTCCTCCGGGAGCAGGCAGGATCCGTCCTCCTGTCAATCTTACTCCGCCGCTCATACGTTTGAAGTATATGGTATGTCCCGGAACATCCGGAGGAAGTGTCACTTCTATATTGTCTCTATTAATAAACATCACATTATCATCGTTGTTGTTCAATGAAGCTTTGACAGAGATATTCCTCCAGTTGCCAACTATGCCACGAAGAGAAACATAGCTGTCATTGTTCGGATGAAGGAAAATGTTACCTCCCTCCACGAATAGAGGAATGCTCAGAGTCTTGATGTGCATTCCGATCATGGCATTTGGACTCTGTATGTCAATTCCAGCATCATACTTAATCCCTTCAATGGTGGCAAAATGCGTGTTTCCCCCGATTCTTACGTTTGCAAATGTCCTTTCGTTATAAAACTCAATTTGTCCGGCAGACAAATTGAAACCGACGTATTTATTTGTTTCATTTTCATAAAGGATCTTTGAGGACAACATCCCCGAAGCGATGGAGAACGGACCGATACGTCCTTTATCCGCTGTGATTGTTCCTGTAATCTCTGCATTCTTACATTTAAAATACCCGGTTACACCGTTGATAAGAAGAGTTTCACCTTTGTCATTAAAAGATTTGAGAACCTTGTCTTTGAACATGAAGCCGGCTACATTCGCACCATCGGCAAACAGGGTGTCAGTGGCGATATTCACAAACTTCTGCATAGCTTCCCAATTGGAATCACCGTTGACAGATGTGGGTGCAGCGGTAACGGAAGCGCCGTAATTTTTTACAAGGAAATTATAATAAACTCCCCCTATCAGATATATGACCTTATCCCGGTAATCCGCATTCCAGACATAAGTCTGTCCTGATGTGAATACACCTTTGTCACGGGGAAACGCCCCTGTTGCTCCGGTTGCTCCTATGGAACCATCATTAGCAACACCCACCCCTTTTTCAGCGATAAAATTATTATTCCATGCGTTCGCGTCCGATGCGGATTGATAAGCCCGGACGGCAAACTGGGTGTATCCGGCTGTCGCTGGAACGGATATCTGATTGCTTAGGATAGCACCTACATGAGCCAGCCAGCTTCCGTTATATTTGCGTGCGACAAGATAGAACCTGTTCGTATCGCTCACATTACCGCCTACATTCTGTTTCATGGTAACGACAAACGCTGACGGTGATGGTGTGCCCGTACTGGTAAAGTTTATTGTGCTTACCGGGCTGTCAAGCCAGTACGAAGCGGACGGTTCGACACCGGAAGTCATTTCCTGCCAGTCGGAGTTGACAGCCTTGTCCGATCTCTTCCCGGAAAGTATGTAACCGCCATCCTTCTTCCTTAGATAACGTCCACCTCTCACACGAAGAAGCGGAAGTGGCGGATTGGATGTTTGAACCTTGCTTAAGTAAGATCCTCCGGCAAACGATACTGTACTGTTTTTCGCATACGGAGTGTTGGCGGACTCCCAATGACCTGCGGCTGTGATGCTCTCACCGTCAGCACCATCCTTACCGTCAGAAAGCATGGGAACAGTTTCAATATCCACTATCTGGTCATTCACGTAAAAGATAAACTTCAATGTCTTCGTAAAGTTTCCGCTTGATATGGCTGTATTGTTGTTTATGGTAGTTTCTGTTCCACCGTCTATGCTGTATTTCAATGTACCGTCCGTTGTGGTGGATATCACGCCTCCCACTGACTTTTGCCTGTAACATGATACGGAAGACACGCTGTAGTTCCCATTCTTGTCCTTGCTTACAGAAGTGGCAGAAACGATTATACTGTATAGCACGGCATCTGAACCGTCCGCACCTCCACGGACCCCGGCTACAGTGAATGACAGATCACGGGAATACTGCTGCCCGTTCTTTGTAGCCCTGATTGTGATCTTCACCGTGTTTGTCGCAGCAAGAGTAGCTCCGGCAGATACCGATATTGTCACCACTCCCGTATTCTTGTCTGTCGCACACAGAAGATTTGTGTCAGGTGTACAGGTGATGCTGTCAAGGGTGAGCTTTTCCGTTCCATACCACATACTGACAGTTGTATTCCAAGTCTGTGAGGATACGACCTTTCCATCTGAAGTAAGGGCTGCATTGACCATCTCGTTATCGAAGTCCGCCATGATGGCATTCTCCCCGTCCTTACTCCAGCGATGCACCACAGCCGGATCACTGAACTCAGACCATACGCCATTTTCCTTAAAACGTGTACAACCCCATTCAACCTGATGGTCTGCGTCCGTACCAAGATAATTATCCGTCCAGCCTTCCGGAACATAACCATCTTTCTGCTGACTGTCCGGCTTTTCAGGGGTGTTATCTATGATATTGCCTCTTGTATATATATACTCATAGCCCTTACCGTCTTTTCCGTCCGATATCATAAGCTGCCATCTTCCGTCCTGATAGATGTAGGTAGCACGGTCAGTCGTGTTACGGTATGAATCACCGTTTTTCGGATTGGCAGGAGCCGTGGCAAATTCACCAAGGAAAGTGATACTCTCACCTTTCAGTTCACGCCCGTCAAGCAGCATATCCCAGTCTTCGTTAACCTCCCAGTCGGCAGGTTTCCCGGCAAGATAATAACCACCGTCCTTCTTTCTTAAGAAATTGCCACCTTTGATACGCAATATTCTGATGGGAGGATTGGAGGTTTCCACCTTGGATATAAAGACACAATTGGCAAGAGTGACCATTGTGTTGGCTTTGTACGGGGTTTTGGAGGATTCCCAATGACCGCCACCTATTACAGACAAACCGTCAGCACCGTCCTTACCTTTGAACAGCGACCATGTGTAGTCGGAAGGGTTGCTGCTCTCCGTGACGGTCTCCTTATTGACTGCTATGCCTATATACTTGGTGTTGTCGTTCGGCTGCTGGTACATACCCGTACCGTCCGCGTTATCCGAATAAGCTATCCATGTGTAATAAGTTTTTCCGTCAGCTCCGGGTGCACCGGGAACACCCTGCTCACCCTTTATCTCACTCCATGTGTAGTCAGAAGGGGTGTTGCTCTCCACCGCACTCGTCTTGTTGTAGGCGAATCCGATATACGCTTTCCCTGTAGGATTATTGCTGATACCTCCGCCCTGTGCGTTGTCGGCGTATCTTATCCATGTATAGTAAGTAACACCGTCCTTTCCCGGCGTTCCGGGAACACCTTGCGGACCTGTCGCTCCGTCCGCTCCTTCCGCCACTTGTTTCAACCACGCCGGATTACCTTCTGACGGTTCTGTTGTCGTTCCGTTATCATCAACACACAACCACAAAGCCCCGTTATGTGACACCCGGTCATAGTAGGCGTACTTCCCTGCAACCCATTCACCCTTGTCCAAGGGTACACGAACCTTGTTTCCCGTTATCTCATCTATCTGGAAGATAAGCCCAGTCAATAAGACCTGTTGCAACACGGCTGAATATTTCTCGCAATCAATTCCGTTAACGGTCATGCCCTTTTTTTTGCCGAACCACGCAGGCATCTGCGCCGGCTCCGGGTCCCAAGTGTTGGCATTGTCAAAAAATGTAATACAGTTGTTTCCGTTGACTGAATCAATAAGTATATAAGTCTGGCGTTCCGGGTCCGTAAAGTTACCTGTTTGTGCCAATACCATCTGCTCGGCAGGTTTCCAGTCAGAATGCCCCGGACGGGGAATGACAGTAAACTTCTTGGCTGTATAATCTGCGGCAGTCACCCGGAATTTCATTTCTTCAAAGCCGTTCAGCTTGCCTTCGCTATTTTTAGTCACAAAATAGGTGGTAAGGATATCATCAACAAACTGGCTCAATCCGTCCGCGTCCGTCAGATCGGGAGTGATGGTGTAGGTTCCATCGCCGTTATCCACGTATGACAATACGGTACAACCACCACCGGGGGAGTTTACCATACGTCCTTTGAAATAGGTTGTACGGTTATAGGCTATTTCAGGAACAAACAAACGCTTACGAAATACACCGCTTTCCATTTCAAGATTGCCCTTTTCGTCTATGTATCCACCTAATACGCCGGTAACGAAATCACCGAACTTGGCATATTTCTTAATGACAGTTCCGCCCAGTAATGATAAAAGAAAATTTGTAGAGTCCTCCTTGTCTTTGCGCAAAAAATATTTAGCCAATTCACTTATATTTGCACCTCCCGATATGGCAACAACCCTGTCTTTATTGGTTCTTATGTAAATAGAAGGATTATTATCATCATTATGTATGTATATCTCTCCCTCATTCAACCCTTCCAGTCGCTTTTCAAATGACGGGGATATTTTCGGTATAATCGGATTTCCTTCATCATCCGTTTCCGAACCGTACCACAATATCTTTATAGGACGATTTCTAGCCATGATTACACGTAATTTTCATTAACAAAAGCAGCTTTCGCCTTCTTATATTTCAACACATCGTCCTCTTCTGGATTAGTTAGTAAAAACGCGATTCCTGAAGATGAAGTTGCAATCTCTGTTTTGCCTCCGATCCCGGCGATATCATTTTGTCTAGGGCGTAAAGTCACTTTATATATAAACATCTGTTTCTTACCTATTGTATCAATCTTTTCCGGGACAGAATCCCCTTCCCGTACAAACAAATTACCGTTTATGCTGACGTGAGAAAGGCAAAGTACCTTATTTATAAACTCCGCTATATAATACGGAACGCCACAACTTGTCCCGAAAACAAAATCAAATGTTTTATAAGGGAGAGAATACATTTCTATTATCTCCTGCTTCTGATTCACAAACTGTTCGTTTTCAACTTTCAACTCCACCCCATCCGGCTTGAATCCTCCTATTATTCTGAACTGGAACATCTGCCGAACCTCATCAATCCAGAATATATTATCAAACGCAGAATTATTATCTTTATGGGAATATTCAATCAGAATAGAATCACCTATATTCTCACACACGCAGAACTCCTCACATTCTTTATCGCCTATAGTTACTGTATATATCCCCTCCGAAGGAGATAATGAGGCATAATACATCTTAATGCTTTCATTTACATCATAAGTAAGCAGTGTTATCTTGGAGGAAATATTGCCGATCTTATCATTCAAATAAGCTGAAGGTTTTTCGCCGTTATCACAAAATATTTGCAGCAGGATGTTGTCTGACACAGAAAATACTTGTCTGAAACATCCTGCATTTGAATATTTATATTTCAGCGGTTTAAAGAATAACGGACAAACATCTCCGATTGATATCATAGTCTTTTCGTAAGTTTCTAGTAACTTGTGACTTCACAAGCTTTCATTGCAAATATAACAATTAAAATTTGAATCTTTATAACGAATTAAAATTTTTCACGATCAAAGTTACCTTTGAACTTTGTGATTTTGTAAAATTGTAATCAGCCTGCTGATAATATCCCTGTACAACTTTGCCTTGGTATTCCAGTTCAACAATTCCTGTAAGATCTTCCGGGAGTTCCACATCCGAAGTCTCAAATTCCACCTCCGCCACAGTAAACATCCTTTTTGAAAGAATTATATCCCTACTTTCCCCCATTCCATCAATACCCACATCACTATTACCATCTGATGACGCAAAAGTAAGCATCTCAACAGATGAGCCGATGTATGCTTCATTGGCCAAAACCATAGAAGAAGGGGAAAACATGGCATTGAACATTGTGTCAGGGCTGAGAACGCCACCCATAAGATAATCTCTGTTCAATATATACTTAAGTCCAGATGAATCAGATTTCACCCCTACCATAAATAAATCAGTGTCACTTTCGTTGTCTGTAGTATCTTCACTTATCTTGTCAGCAAGGAACTCTATGCCGTATGCGTCCGCACGGTATGGAGATATCATTTCAAGGCTATTGTCCGTCATGGTCACGCCTGTGGTATATTCATTCGTAAAACGGAACTCATCCTTTCCATTAGCCGTGTCGTAATCCTGTTTGTCAAAGCCTATCCGTATCCGAGAATACACCAATGCAGAATTAACCTTCATCTCATAATCAGATAAATCATCTATCCTTTTGACAACATCATCCGAGAAGTATTTGCTTCTATGCCGGAAAGTTACTGTATTCCCGGATATGTCGTAAGCATAACCAAACACATAACTCATCCAGTTTGCAAATTTGGTGAAGGATGTATATATTTTGGCTCCAGGAATCTTACGGGCTGATTCAGCCGCCAAGAGCATACAATTATCAAGCCTTCTATCTCCTGTCCCCTCAATCACTCCAGTCAAACCATCTTTCTCTCCATTAATACTTTTAAGCAGTCTGTTCAGCAATGTATCGGGCTTTATAACATCCATCTCAACAGGGTTTATTCGATTTTTCCATGATGCTTTAAAATAACTTGATGTTGAGACTTTGTATGGCAAATCCGGCAATACAGGTACAATCTCTTCTTTCTCATTGACATACATAGCTCTCACTATTATTTTATCATTATGCAAAAGACTTATATTGTACGATTCCGAAACCTTCTTTTCCACTGGCGTTTCTGATTCTGTCGTAAGTTCAAAACTTCCTATCACCGTTTCCGTAGTCACCGCTTCCCCATTACTGTCAATCTCATTACTTATCTTCATAATCTGGAGCCTCACACCTCTTACATCATATCCCAAAGCACCAGACTGATATTTCCTAAACACAAACATATCAATATTAAACTCTATATTTATCCTAATTGATTTCAGAGCCTTTATCGAATATACATCATCACCCCCTACTGTTTGATCATTAAATTCAAGAGCCCCCTTTATTAAGGAATCACTGGCAGTTATATATATTGGCATTGGTGACATTTTCTTGCTGAAATAAACATTAATAAGAGTGTCATCGTCCTCCAATGTATCACCTGTAGGAATCCATTTTGCTGATTCTGAAAGTTCAAGTCCGTCATAAACAAGAGGAATGGGGCTTTTCACCTCTTCGACCGAATATTCATATTGAGTTCCTTTTTTTGACTTTATCATGGACGCCACGTTATCATCCACGGCATTTATCTGTAAGATACGACCATTATCCTGCAATGTAGAGAAATTGAGAGCGCAACTAAACCGTTCATTATACAACCAACTGTTATTTCTTGTACTTATTATTATTGAGGCAGAAGCATTCAAATAATCTTCATCATATTGTTTTAACAGCAATTTTCTAGCATCCCCAGCAAAAGAAAATTTGTTGGAAAATGTACGGATAACACCGTCATAGTCATTTCTCTTGAAACTAGCCTTCACCTCGTCCCAATTCTCAAGATCATCAGTAACCCTGTACTTCAGACCATTTATAAGTAACTCACATCGATAATACATAATTATTTCTTTTTACGATTCAACCCATCGATTTCGTCACATGTCTGCCTTACAAGACAGGCATAAGATCCGGCGGTCCATTCTTTCGGATTGATATACATCTTATTATACTTCCCAATAGCGACAACTTCATTTATAAATCCACGTTTTGTAGGCTTCTCCTTCAGTTCCTCATTCTTTCCCTTACTTATCTTATCCAAATCATATTGTGCACGGGATTTTAACGCGGATATTCTAGCATTCATGGCCATTACATCACCTTTCTTGCACGAATAACCTATCTTCATCAGAATATCACGCACCTCATCATACATTTTCAACTTCATCATGTTCTCACATGCCTTCATGCACTCCACGGTCATTGCAAGATTCATACGCTCATTACAATTCAATATCTCAGAGAACAACTGTTTGCTCCCGACAATTTCTATATAGTCATTGATAATTTTTGCCGATGCAGCCCCTTTGTCCTCATCGTCAAATTCGATAGTATTGCTATCATTGGTATAGATCTCTATAAAAACGGACAAGGGAAGTGCATATATGTCACTTGTATACCTCATAATCAGATACTTTTTGAAAATTGCTGATAATTGTTTTCTCTTATCGCCTTGGCTAATTTTGCAAATCCAATCTGCTGTGATTTCTCCAGATGCCCTATCTTTTTCTCCAATTCACTATAATCATTAACTATTGATACAGGAGGAAGATCGTTTTCGCTTCTATATGCCATAAGACCATCAAAATCATTTGCATGAGCCTTTATCCTGTCCATATCCACTGCATAAGGTATAACCTTCGCACCTTTAGGGATGTCAACCAAAGTAGGGACAGACGGAGTAATATACGCTTCTTTATCAGTAACGATTGTTTCAGGAACACCACCATCACCCACTACAGCCAATCCGCCTTTATGCGAATCAGTACCCTTGGCATACTTCGGAATAGGAGTCGCTATAATAGTAGCAAGCTGTATCGCTCCCATAGCACCTAGAGCAGCTATCATAGGTATTGCAGCAGGGAAGCCCAATTGTTTTATCGTCTGCAAAATACCACCTGCTATCTGTATAGCCGCCTCAGCTATACTGGTAGCTTTCTCAAACTTTGCCTGTTTTGTTCTTAATGCCGCTTTTTTCTTCTCCAATTCGGCATTCTTTTGTGCCGTTTTATCTTCCGCCGCACGTTTACGCGCTTCGGCTTCTTCAGTTGTTATAGCGCCTCTTTCTTCTAAAGCCTCTATACGGGAAATTTCCTCTTCACCTGCTTTCTCATTCGCTTCCTGTTCAGCCTCAATAGCTTCAATCTGGCGATCATAAATGGATGATATCATTTCACCAATTCCACTAACCATAGAAGCCCACATCTCGGTAGTTCTTTCCATCTTCTCACCGTCTGTAAGTTCTTTCCAAACACCCGATATCTTATCAGACATAATACTGAATCCCTTATCCATCCCATCAAATATACCGGCAAACGGGCTATCGATATCCGATGCAAGATCTTTCAATGCAGAAGAATAACCTTTCAACACTTCAAAATTCCTTCGTGTGATATCCTGTTGCTCTTCCGCTTTTTTCAACTGATCATCCGCATTTATAGAACCTATCTCTGCTTCCATAGCCTTTATGGATTCTCTCAGCATTTCAATTTGTTGCTTGCTTACCACGCCCGATGCTTCCGCTATCTCAATCATTTTTTCAGCAGCATCTATCTGTATCTGTAATTGCTCGTTTGCGGCTTTCCGCTCCAGTTCACGCATGGCTTCATCGTATTCTTTTCGCGATAGCAGCCCTTTTGAATAATTTTGTGTTATAATGTTTTCAAGCTCCTTATATCCAGTACTTGTAGCTGCTATACGGAGAGATGATTGTTCTTCTTCCAGTCTTAGCATCTCATCGGTATACTTTTTCTTTTCCTCGATCCTTTTTTCCTCGGCCTCTGCCAACTTCTTAGCATATTCCTCATTCTCTTTCGCTACCTTCTGCTTTCTCTCTTGAACCAACATTTCCCGGAGTTTGTTTTCTTCCTCAGAATATCCCTTTATAACTGCTATCTGGTCTTTATATTCTTTCTCTATGGCAGCAAGATTACGCTGGTGCTCATCCTCTATAAGAGAAACGGACAAGTCAGCCATTTTATTCCTAAGATTCTCTATATATTGTGCTAGATCATTTGCGGCTTTATCGACAGAATGAGGATCAAATGTAACATCTTCAATATCAATAGAGCCGGACAATTCTTCTATTTCTTTATCCAGTGCATCCATTTTAGTTATAACACTATCAATTTCATCTTGAACGCTTTCTAAGCTAAAACCTTTTGCAGCTCCGATCCATATTCCTAGAGGATTTGTACTATTGAAAGATTCACTTCTTTCCAAATTAATTTCAGCCTCTTTTCTTATCAAATCATTATATTCACTTTGTAAATCCAAACGCTCCTTAGATTTTTCAACTAATTTATTTTCAATAGCTCTAGCCTTTGCAGCAGCAATTATAGAGGTTGATAGTCTTTGATAACTATCAGCCGCTTTACCTGCAAGAATGTTTTCATCACTTATATTTTTAAAGTATGAAGGATATTGCTTTTTCAGTCCCTCAACGGCTTTTTTCCGCTCTCCCATAGGTTTATTCAAATTGACAGCAGCCCTATATAATATATCCAATTTAACAGCCTCATCTTGGGCATTTTTCACACCTTCTTTTTGAGCTTTATTCAAATCCTCCTGAAGCTGTTTTAGATAATCAATTTCTTTTCTCGCATCAAACAGGCTACCCACCCATTTGGTTATCTCACCTCCATAACTCGATAAAAGAGTTATCCCAACAACTAAAGCCGTCTGCCAATTAAGAAGGGAACTCAATACCTGTTTAAATACAGGTGTAGCAGTCTGTCCCGATTTCTTAAGAAGTTCATATTCCACCCTTGCTTTCTTTAACTCATCAATAAATATAGGAAGGTTATTGGATATGGCAAGAAAGAAAGTATTGGCACTAACAGACAAAGCCGGAAGTTCTCTCGCAATCTGTTGTATGGAAACATTAAGACCATTCCAACCCGAAGCATAATTACCCACATTACGTTGGTAATTGCCCATCTGTGCATCTATATCCTTTAATTGCTGATTCAACTTGCCGATATTGTTCAAGATATCCATACCTTTTGCTCCCTCGCGTGCAGCTTGTGAAAGGTTATAATATTCCTTTTCCAACTGAAGCATTGAAGCCTTCATCTCGTTATAGCTTCCTGCTGTGGCAATCGCTACCTGCGTATGATTTCTCAATATCGCCGAATACTGTTTATTCTGCTCTGTCAGCATGCGTAACTGGGATACCGTAGCATCTCTTTTGGACTTGTATTCCTCTTCGCTGATAGCACCTTTCTTATACTCCTTTGATAATTCCCTCAGAGATGTTCTTAAGGCTGAAATTGTTTCTTTGTTATCACTTAACCTACTGTTCAATTCGGAGGCTTGTGTATCAAAAGCCTTTACCGTCTGACGGATTGAATCAAAATCAGCAGCAGTCATGGATATTTTCTTAGATGCTTCTTGAAATGAAACAGAAGCATTTTCCGCATCTTGTGACACGTTTTTCAGATCTTCGGAAGCACCTCTCAAATTTACTTTTACTTCCGTTATCTTGTCTGCCAATGTATTCAATGGCTTGGTAAGAAGCTCTATCTTACGGGAAATATCGGTCAATAACTTTAATTGACTAGCCTGTAATTCAGACAACCTATTTTGAGAAGCATATAATTTGGTAATTGTAGCATTATAACTGTCAACTTTAGACTGGTATTCTCTTAGATTACCCGGCTTAAAATTTATACCATCACTTAATTGTTTTGTGAAATTCGCATATTCGGAAGATGTGGTTTGAATATTAATCCTTATCTCATTTAACTTCTTAACGATGTTAGGATCAATCGCATCAGTAATTTTAAATTCTGCTCCTGCCATGGTCTTTTCGTAAGTTTTGGGTAGTGCATGACTTCATGCACCTTCTAAGAGCAAAGATAGTGATTTTATTGATATTATGAAGGTGAGGAAATAAAAAAGGGAGAAGCAGAAACTTCTCCCCGTGAAAAATAATTTATTTAAATTACCAATCATCATTTTCATTGCCCACAAGACCATTCTTCACAGCTTCTTCTATTTTATCCATAATAACATTGGAATATGCATGAGCCATAATCAATGCTTTAGACGATGTTTTCTTTGCCTTATGCTGATCTTTGGGGCTGAAAGGATAACATGTTTCTATACCCCATTTTTCTGTTTTCTTTGTCGTGTCCGCAGGCTGTCCTGTTGTACCAGCAGAAAAAGCCCCCATCCATCCGCCTCCGATGTTCTGCTCAACCTCATAATATTGAAGCGTATATGTAACACGAATTTTTTTATCTTTAATATCAACTTTTATAACAGGATGAATGTTAACATTATAAGCTGTCATTCCTCCAATATGTTGAGCGATTCCTCCCACAAATCCTTTAGCAATAATTACTCCCGCATCCTTATCATTCAATTTAATTACTGAGTTTGCATCGTTAAAAGATTCTGCAAACCAATGGTTTAAAGTAATATATAACTGCTCTTTAGTCTGTTCCCCACAATTAATTATCTGCTCATAGGTCAAACTCTGATTCTTATCCAATACCAATGAAGAACCTAAATTTTCAGCCGCTTCCACCCACTTATCACCATAATTTTCCTTTGCATATTTTTCTAATTCTTCCGCTCTCATTACTTGAGCACTAAGATTCATACTGAATAATGAAACAATCATTAAGAATAATACTTTTTTCATATAGTTATAATAATTTGGTTATTATCAGCAAAGTAATATACTTTTAAAATCAAATCAAAACATTACGACATATTTGTTTGCAATTTAGAATACTGTCTAAATAAATTACAAACATAGCACTTCAATCTTCATGTTTAAATTTCACCTTCTCACTTCTTTTCCCAGTGCATACAATCAGTTTGAGATGCTTGCCGTATATCCGTTCAAGTCTATTATTTTGTTCTTCCATTTTTTGAAGTATAATTTCAAGTTTATCTATTGTTTTCATAGTCTTTTTATTTATGTTGCGAATCGCAACGTTAACGGATGTAAAGAGTGTGCCCACCTCGTAAAATAAGGTGGGAAAGACTTGATTAATATGTAAGATTTAAATTAGGCTATTTTCATCAATTTTCCGTCAGAACGTTTGCCACCAAACAGGTAATTGATGTATGCAAGCCCTTTCTGTGTGCATAGCACAACCATCACGACAAAGCCCGGATGATTATCTCTTGGGATAGGCTTTTCTTTCATCTCAAAGTAGCCTGCATCAATATATTTCTGTTTTGGCTCATTCCTGTTAGCAAAGAATACTCCTGCTTCACGAAGCTTCTTGAACAAGGTATTTCGTCCGAATGGTAAGCCGAGTATCTTGGCAGCCTGTCCTATATCACATTTGCCTTCCATCGCAAAGGCTTTGTCGGCAAAGTCAGCTTTGGGCTGGAGCTTCTCTATCTTAGCATCTTTCTGTTCGATTTGCTTTTTCTGTTGCTCCGATTCAATACGCATCCGTTCTTTCTCCTTTTCAGAAGCTACCAAAGCCTCCAATGCTTCAATGTAGGTGCTAGGAGTTTGAAAATTCCCGTTTTGTTTGTCCCTTTCCAATTCTTCCCAACGATCTATAATCTTTTCCCTGAGTTTTGCATCGTATCCGCTGGCAAGGATTAGGCAACCTTTCTTTGTAAGTTCATAACAAGGTCTTTTCTCACCCTTTTTATCGGTGTATTCAACCTCCACAAAATTGTGGGCGTTTACTCCTTGATTAAGTAAGTTTCTGATGTCACGTAAGATAGCATCATGTCGCTTTCCAGTGAGTTCAGCTATTTCAAGTGAACTCATCGTTTCTTTGTATAAAATTAAATCTGTCATAACTTGTAGCATTTAAAAGTTATTTATGAAGGCAATAGGCAAACAAAAAGCGGTTACCATATACGCTGCTACAAGTTGATAGTCTACCCCGAAGAGCACACAATAACTTACGTATAGGCAACCGCCAATATCCTAAAGTATGAGCATAAAAAATACCCATATAAAATATGAGCAACTTAACCGCTTGCTCTGCGAGATAGATAATTCTATCAACTTGTAGCACTGCAAAGGTACGCAAACTTTCCATACTACCAAACGAAAACAATATTTTTTTGAAGGCTATTTTTTGAAGATCCTCCACTGAACATCCCAACTTATCTGCTACTTCATCAAATGTTAAGCTATTATTCATTTTTATTTCCATGATCATGCAGCCATTAAAGATTTAAACTTATTCAGAAAATACACCTGACCTTTACCTGTAACGTAACAGGTATGTTTTATAAAAATGGGATTTTCACCCGATACTATCGGTCTTTCTTTAACGAAGAACAATCCCATTTCTGCCGCCCTCTGTGTAGGCATATAGTCATTTATATATTTATTCTTCGATCTGCTGTATCGCTGCCTTCTGATAAGGAACTTGTTCTCTACCATCCATTCATAAAGCCTTATTTCTCCAATCTTATATCCGTTTTGGGTGATAAGTTTCGCAAGATCTCCTATGAGAATATTGGTAGACGAACTTGTAAAACATTCTTTGAAAACTACAGCGAGTTTTGTTTCTTCTATAATAGACTGCTTCTCCTGTTCCTTCTTCTGCACTTCCAATGCCAATCGTTGCTTTTCCTCCCGTTCGCTCTTTAGCTGTGTGGCAAGACTGATAACAAGGTCAGGGTTGTTTATCATCTGCTCAAGCGTTGGCTGCGTGGCGGTCATGCCGTATCGCATCAACTCATCAAGTTTTTCAGTACACCACAGTTTCAAATCAATGTCTAACCATTGACAGAAATCAACTACTATTAATCTGTGCATCCAAGTACCACCTCCGTTATGTGATGAACCTGCCTTTGATATAACTAATTGATTTTCAGAAATACCATATTTTCTTGTAATTGCGTTAATTAATTGATTTGTAGCAGGTAAGGACAAATAATCATTGGGACGCTTTCCGTAGATTTTAGCAAGCTGTGTGGCGTTAACCATAACATCATCTTTGATGTCAAAAAGTACTTCGTTTCCATTATAGGAGAAAGTCTTGCTCGTTTCGTGAGCTGACGCAATCTGTACGGTACTATTATTCCCGTTCAAATAGATTTCATTTGGTTGTAGCATGAAATGAAATTATTTGTTATTAAATAAAAAAGCAGACAAATATCCTAGTTTGCTACAACCTACCATTGCCATTGGGCGATGATACACGGATATCGTCTGCCTATATTTTAATATATAAGTTTCCTTACGGGCATAAAAAATCCCATTGGCATATTTAATAGTAAGTTGTAGCACTACAAAGGTACAACATTTTTTCAAACAAACAAATAATGAAAATATATTTTTCATTGTTATTTTCACACGCATAATATCCATCTTTCTAATGACTTTCAACACGCCACAATATGCCTTACCTGTAATTTCTGCAATTTGCAGTGAACTTATTGTTCTTTTTTCGCCATTTTCCCCATCAATAGGTACTAACTTATTAAAATCTTCCATATCTTTGCGATATAAGATTAATATTGTTCCCCGTTGGCGGCTCAGTCACTTCCGCCTTCGGGGATTTATTTTGACTGATTGTAGCAGGTGGGGAATCGAACCTCATTGTGCCATTATTCACTCCTGCTTTCCTCCCTTATACTATCCACGCTTGGAATCGTATAAAAATAAAGTCTCGTAATAGGTGCAAGCTCATCAAGTAACGACTTGCACTTGTTACAAATGCAAAGGTAATGATGTTTTTATCTTACACAATGGTATGAATATTAAACAATTGACAATATAAATCCAATATAACTTGCTAATTTAAATGGATTTTTCATAATTCGTTCTTTGATTTAGTGATACAATTGGTTAAATGATGAACTTACCAGTCAGGAA